GGTAATACGTTGTGGACGCAGCTTCTGAGAACGATTCAAAAAATTGTTCTGCATTATGCTGTCTGAAATGTTCTGTTATAATTGCTGCCATTGTTTTTTCCTATAATCTTATAATACTATTTAGTCTGTGCTTTAACTAGCAGTTCTGTATGAAAAATTAAATCCAAAAACTACATTTGTTCTAGTATCTGCTTTTCTTAAAGTTTGTCCGTTTGCCCCACCCCAATATGCATGTTCGTTAGCTGATCCACCTCTAGTGTCTGCAAGAACCAGTGTTGCACTTCCTGCCTGCCAAGCAAGCATTGGCAACCAGCTGGCCGATGCATTTGGTGCTGAACCATCTGTTCGCAATTCAAGATTTCTATGAATTGGAGATATTGCAGAACCAGATTCAATTGGAACATAGGGAAGAGAAGAAGTAATATTAATATGTGAATTTGGAGTGCCTGATAATAAGGCATATTGTCCATTGCTAGACCCTGCCGCTCCCCGATTAGGGCCTTCAACGTGTACCACTTGTCCAACCTTTGTATAACGCATACTCAAAGTTTCAGAACCACTATCAGAATCTGCAATAAGAATATCAAATCTGCCTTCTTCATAATCATTAAGGGCGTTTTCTGCAGCAGAATCTCCATTAAAAGTTATACCATTTCTTGTAATTCTAGCTACTTCTGTTTGAGTTGTAACACCGCCACCATCAGAAATTTTGAAGTTTATTCCTGATAGTGCTGCATTTGATGAGACAGCACTGCCTATACTATTATGCTCATTAGAATTACCACTATACTGAAATGACACTATAGGTTGATAAGTACCATCTACACCAGTACTTCTAATGACTAATCTAGCATCTGCTTTGTCTGTAACATCAATACCTACGTTGCCTGAAAATGTAGGACTAGCAGTTGGAGACTTTGCAGCAATAGATGTATTGATTGCGTTAGCAAGTTTGTCTGCTGTTACTGCATCATCAGCGATATCAGCAGTAGCAATTGCACCGTCAAGTACCGCTGTGGATTTAATTGTATCAATAGCCATTTATTATTTTCCTCTATTAAGCGACTGTGCAACCATTGTTTGCAATAAGTACCCAACCGATTGTGGTTGCGTAAGTAAGCATAACACTGTCGCCAACATCGTTCATAGTAATAGTTGTACCACCAGCAAAAGTAGCTGGAGTAATAGTACCATCACCACCATCAGCTTTCATCACAATGATTTTAATTTGTCCTACTACACCATCAGCAAGCGTGAGTGCGTCTGCGGCAGTTGTTGTAACTTCTGTTACACCAGTTACCACATCAATTGCACCAGCACCAGAAAGTGTCTGTACACTTGTTTTTAAGTCTGCAAGAGTTTTGTTGGTAAGGATATCAGCAGATACTTTACTTACCAATGTAGAACTTGCACCAGCAGGGAGTAGACTTGTGTTTGTCACTGCAGCACTGTGGGGTTGTGGTTTAATTGTTTGTCCATGTGAGTTTGCATGACAGTTAAGTAAAATCTGTCCTTCAACTGCTGAACCGTCACCCTTGACTTCTATAATCTGTGTTGCAGTATCAACAGAAAGGTTTCCAGATGCAGTAGTGATATCACCACCGACAATTGGTGCAGTCAAAGTTTTGTTTGTAAATGTTGTTGTACTAGCAGCAGTTACTAAACTTGCAGCATCACTCAAGTCTGTACTTGCAATTGTGATTGCAGCAGAACCATCGAATGATTGTCCAGCAATGTTCACTGCAGCTGCAAGAGCAGTTGCTGTGGATGCATTACCTGTCAACGAACCAGTAATTGTTTTGTTAGTTAATGTCTCTGATCCAGTTAGCGTGACAAAACTGTCAGATGAAAGAGTAGTACCATTACCGAATTTGGTATAGAGTTCTACGAAGTTGGCGTTAAGTTTTCCTGCTCCGCTACGGAGGTCATCACCTGTTCCGTCATTCGCACTAGTCCCACGCCCGATTGCTTGATATGCCATTTGGGGTTTCTCCTATTAATTCCTATAGTTATTTATACGTCTTATTCTACTGGGCATCAAATGTTTCTGAGGAATTGTCAAAAGAACTTCCTAAAGAAGAGAACAATACGAATGCGCCAGTTCCAGTGTTTGAGTCTACGTCAAACTTAGTTGTTGTTGTGTCGAAAGATGTACCATCCTCATCAAATGAAGTTGCGTACCTACCTTCAGTATCCCTAGTATTTCCACTCTCATCAAACCTAGTAATACCATCATCGAATGAGATAAAGTCATTATCAAATGCATTTGTCAATCCATCTCTATATATTTGTATCTCAGATGGAGGCATAAAGTTAATTCGTTTAGTGAATGCAGAAGCAGGAATTGTTCCGTCTGCAAGACATATTTCACGAATACCTATGTATCCAATCTGTGCAAGAGTGTATTGATCACGAGATTGATTTGAACCAGCAGTTGCAATTCTACCACTTGGATCACGATGATTTGGTATAACTGCATTTGAACTTGTAGGGTTTACAGAGAATGCATAGTGTGCCACATTCTCCATTGTTGGGCCTGTAAGATGTGCGCCCCTTCCTATGTTCATACTAACTTTAACGTCTGATGTTAATGTAACATCTCTTCCGTCTGGTAAATCAGATAGTTCTCCATATCCAGTTACAGGAGCAGAGACTAATGATGCATTTGTTACAGTACCCAAACGTCTTCCGAAGATTGTAGTAAACAAGTTCGTGAATGTAGATGCAAGTTCTGGAGAGAATGTATCATCACCAATAAAGTCACTAATTCCACCAGCAGCAGGAACTTGAATAGTTGCAGATACTTGAGATGCAAAAGATACTTCACCGAATACGTTCCAACCAGCTGGGTGAACTGAACGGCGAATCGAATCTCTCCATTGGTTAATGGACTCACCAACACGAACAACGTATGAGTAATCTTGATAGTAATAACTATCTTGAACCTTCATACTCTCTACAGATACCTTACCTCTTTCAGATTGGAAATCACCAACTGTAGTACCAACTGTTCCAATCTCAACCACACTAGTTGCAAAATCACTTTGTACGATAGTACAAGTAGCGCCAGTAATTGTAGTTAGAACATCACCTTCATCTAAGGTTACAGCAGTATTTACTTTTAATAAGTTTCTAGTCGTATCAAAGTTTACAATTGTACCAACGTGACTTGTTAATGTATCACCGGCAGAGAATGTTCCAGAGAAATCTTTAATGATAAAGTTTCTATTGAATTGAGCTGTAGGAACTGTAGTATAATTCAAACCAAAGTTTGTTATGGAAACATCACCGACTGCACCAATCTTAGGCGCTACGGTAGAACATGCATAAAGTTCTGCACCCGAACCAGTTGAAGAAGAGACTGTAACAGTAGGAGTCTTTAAGAATCCATTACCACTATTAGAAATATCAACCTTCGTGATTTGTCCACGTTCAGATGAAACTCCCAAGTCTACAAATGTCTGTGGTTCCAGAATAATCTGAGTACCATCTTCTAGTACAAGATTGTCCAACTCACCTACAGTTTGTTCAAGTGTTGCAAAGAAAATATCTGCATCTTCTCTAAGAAGTTGCTTACCATCTTCCATAATGATATCACCAGTAAGGTCTTGTGTAGTACCTTCTTCTAGTGCATATTCTAATGCAGACTTTTCAGTTAATAGTAAACCGCTATCTTCTAATACAATGTTATCGCCATCTGCGAGTAGTACATAAGAATTTCCTAATGTACTATCTTCCATTTCAAAATTATCATTTTGAATTGTTAATAGATGCTGATTGTCTTCAGTAACAATTGAGTCTGGGGATGTGTCTGGTTCTAAACTAAGTCCACCACCAACTACAGCAACCTTTGCAGTAAGACTTGCGCCTTCTGTTCCAGTTAGATTGAATACAAGATTATCACCTACGGTATATCCTGTACCACCATCCTCAATTAAAATTTCATTTACTGAACCTGGCGATATAGATTCAATCCTTGCAGTCGCAGCATTATTACCACCAGCACCAATAGTTACAGTATCACCTATACTATAATAAGAACCCCTATTGGTAATATCCTGTCCTGTAACAATACCTTTTACTACACCAGCAATCTCTAAATCTCTTGCAGTGTCGATTGAAGTTATTGTTTCACCTTCAACAAAAGTTCCAACGATGGAGTTTTCATCAAGACTAAGTTCAGCAATGTCCGTAGCGCCTTCTCTAAACTTAATAACAGTTATAAGAATAGCAGTCGCTCCAGAAGTCGCACCAGTTATAAATTCACCAATAGCAGTTGTAAAATCTGAGTTGCCAGTTTCCGTTACACGAATAACTTTGTCAGTAGACCACTCACCATCAGATGAACGTAATAGATTATCTCTTGGATAAAGTATCTCTGGTTCTTCGTTGAAAAGAATTCTAAAGAATAGCTTGTGGGCGTCAGCAGTACCTTTGGCTGCATACAAGTCTTTAATACTCTTGATAAG